CGAGGACCCGGGCCGCAACCGTCAGTGCGAGGGACGCGATGCCCGGCTGTGGCGGGTCGGATATCCGATCACCCGCCTCCCCGCGGAGGGTGTCGGTCGTCACCATGTTGATGACGTCGAACTCGTCCGTCGTGTACGTTCGCCCCGTCAGCGCTTCGAGCTGAGTCTTACTGATCAGATCCACTCGTCGCCGCCTTCCGTCGAGGCGCAGCGCGCTTCGTCGCCGGCTTGGGTGCGGGAGTCGGCTCCGTGAGTCGACTCACGGTGGGCGGCTCGGCCCACGCACCGGGGTTGGTGATCTTCTCGTGCGCCCACTCAGGGACCTCGTCGTCGGGACCGAAGACATGCACGCGGCCCTGCGAGTCACTCACATGGACGTAGACTGAGAGCCGCGCCATATCAGCTGGTCACCGTCGCAGTCATGGTCACGTCGGGGTTACCGATGATCGGCAGCACGATGGCGGTAGCGCGGGTCCACAGGGTCTGTGGGTCTTCGCTGTAGTACGCGCCGACGGCTACACCCGCCTCGTTGCCGGCCAGGCCGTACCGCGGGTCCGCGGACTCGATCGGCGTCCCCCACAGAGTCTCGCCCACCTTGACGTTGGCCGGCGGCAGGAGCGAGATCTTATTCGCGGGAGTGATTCGCGTGGAGACGCCGTTCACGTTCACCTGAGCGTCGTAGAGGATCGGCTCGGGGAAGTCCTCCAGCGACAGTGCCTCGCGCAGCTGCGCAGCCGTCAGGGTCGGCAGGGATACGCCGGTCTTCGAGCTGTTCGGGAAGATGATGTTCTTCATCTGGTCCGAACGCCGCATGACGTTGAAGACCTTGCGCGGCATGAGCATCCGGCCAGGCATGAAGCCGTTCAGCGCGAGGTAATACTCCATCCACGCCGTCAGGTCGTCCGCTACAGGCGCAGTCGTGGCGCTGTCCCACAGAGTGGCTGCCGTGACGGCGTTGCCGGCGGTCCGGCCGAAGTCGACGCCACCGATGACGCCGTTCTCGTTGAAGTTGATCGAGGAGTTGAAGAGCGCCTCACCACGCGCGAGCTCCACACGGGCCGCGATGCCCTGCGTCAGGCGGACGGCGTCGGTCTCCAGAGCCGCCCGCAGCTCCTCCGCCTGCGTGTCGATGTTCCGGCGCTTGATCCGCTCGTATTCGCCCAACGGCATTTTGCGGGAGATCGGAGGCAGTTCGCCGTAGACCCGGGCTCCGCCCTCGCGGATCCCGATGTCGGACTCGGAGTCGTAGTTGCGGTACTGAGCCGCGTCGACGAGGTTACCGCCACCCTTGGTGAACTTGTAGCTGAGGTCGTTCACCGTGTTGTCGGGCAGGAACTGATGGAGCGCGAAGGTGTTGACCTGGTAGTCACGCAGGGCCGCGCGAGCGTAGCCGGTCAGTTCGGCCGGGGTGCCGAACTCGTCAATGAGCTGCATGTGTCACGTCCTCTCAGACGGTGTAGATGCGGGACGCGACGTCGGTCAGGCCGGCAGCGTCGATGGTCACGGGGAGCTTCGAGGTGACGACGAAGCCGTGAACGAAGAGCGAGCCACCCACGCTCGTCGACGCGTTGCCCCGGTGGTCAATGACCTCGACGCCGGTCCAGAGCAGACCCACGCAGGTCTGTCGGCCGTCGGTCTTCGTGTCGTCGTAGAGGCCGTAGCGTCCAGTTGCGGTGATCTTGCCGAGCGGGATGCCGCTCTTCAGGTAGCCGTCGGGGTAGTGGGTGGCCTTCGTGAAGGTCGACACGTCGAGCGTGATGCTCCGCAGCACGTCGGTTCCGTGCTGGCTACCGAGCCAGTCCTTCCGGTCCTGCGAGTAGGAAACCGTCTTCAGAGACAGATCCATGGATTCCCTCCAGGGGAGTTAGGTCAGTTGCTGCCGTGGCGCGCCTTGTAACGCGCTTCGCCGGCGTCGACGGTCTTGCCGCCCCCGTTCACGTCCGATCCGGAACCGACCGGAGGGCGACGCGTGGTGTCCGGCGCCGTGGCGGTGCCGAAGGCTGCGATGAGCTGATCCGCGCTCGCCTCCAGCTCTTCCTTTGTGGAGCCCTGGAGCCACTTGGCCTGTTCAGGCGTCAGCTGCTTCGCCGTGGCTACCGTGGTGCGGATGAGCTGGGACGTAACCTCAGCCGCCGCAGCCTTCGCGGCCTCCGCCTCCGCCCGAGCGTCCTCAGCCTCCTTCTGGAGTCGCTGAGTCTCGGTCAGCTCCGCAGCCTGACGAGCCTTGAGATCTTCGTCGGCCTTACGCAGTCGCTCCAGCTCCGTAGCGTCGGGAGCGGCGCTCGCACGCTGCTCGTGCTTGCGGCTCTGGTGCTTCCAGTACGCGGCCTGGTGCTCCGAGGACATGTCCGCGATGGGTGTCGCGTCCGGGTAGCCGTGCTCATTGACGGCCGCCGGAGTAGGAGGCGTGGTCGGCTCGGAAGGCGTGCTCATGGTGTTTCCCCTGTCGGGAGTCGTCAGCCCGTGTCGGGCGTCAGGACGGATGAATGTCGTCAGGGCCCGTGAAGCGCTGACCCTTGAAGCCCAGAACGGGCCCGATCTCCCCGTGATCGTTGGTCACGAGGATCTGTCGGTAGTCGATGGCGCGGCCTCCGCGGTCGGACTGACCTAGGGCGTCCTCGACGGCCTTGTGGATCTGCTCCAACTTGGCCTCGTCAATCACCTGGCCGGGATCCTCGTCCGCCGTCACCAGCTTCACCAGGCAGTCACAGCCCGGGTGGATGGGGGCCAGGTCACGCTTCATGTAGCGCTGGGTACTGGCCACGATGCAAAGCGCGCAGTCGTACTCGCCCTGGAGTTCACGGACGGTGTACTGGAACTTCGGAAGGTCGCTGCCTGCCTCGCGCACGGTGTGCGTCCGGGCAAGCTGAAAGTCCGTCTTTGTGATCGTCTCCAGGCGGTGTGCGCCACGGTCGACCGCGACGTCCAGAGGCTCCCCGTTAGACAGTGCCGTCCACACGTCCTTGAAGGGGCGCTCATAGACGTCAACGGGGTCCACGCCGCGGAGGGCAGTACCAGTAACGGCGTCGAGATCCAGGCTCAGGCGCGGGCTGGACTGCTCGACGTCGCGGTAAAGCTGCTCCAGGTACGAGGCCGTCAGGTTCGCTATCTGGCGCTCACCCGCGAGGATAACGGGGAGCGCCTGGCGCTGGAATCGCTGCACGTCCGCGTCGCGCCAGGAGCCTAGCCCGGTGAACGACCGGTTGACCCGCCCCAGGACGGACGTCCATACGCCGCGGACTGCTAGGCCGTATCGACGGTCAAGCGGCGACAGGGACATTCGCCGCCCCTCGTCCGATTACGGGTCGGGGGTCGGTGGTCGGTGCCGCCTGGCCCGTCGCATCCGTCACCGTCTGGCGCGTCATGAGGTCCGGGTCTGGCGTCAGCATCGCGTCCGCGGCCCGGTCGATCTCCATGCGGGAGATTTGCTGCGGCGTGTACTGCATGTCCTCCATGCGCTGACGCCACGGGACGCCGGCACTGGCCTTCTTTACGGCAGCGTCGGCAAGCTCCGCCAGAGTGCGCGACTCGGAGTCAGACCAGATCGTCTCTGCGTTCGGCTCGTCCGCGCGAGCGTCGCCGGAGATCTTGAAGGCGAGCCTCATGACGGCCTCCCAAGACTCACCGAAGTCGCGTTTCTTCGCCTTCACCTTGCTCGCCAGGCCGGTCTCCGCGGCTTTCAGGGCGTCGCCGCTGACGTTGACGACCTGGCCGAGGAGATAGTGCGGCGGGGTCTTGCTGATGGCGGCGAGATCCTGAACCGCGCTCTCGACAGCTGCGACGTACGGTCGCAGGTCAGTTGCTGAGAACTCGCCGAATTTGACGTCGTGGTCGTCAGTCGTCCACAGGGACTTGATGTCCAGCTGGAAGGGGTTGATTTTCTGCCCCGTCATGGGGTCCTCGTCGACTACCAGGCCCGCGGCAAAACGCTGTTTGAAGGCGCCGTACCGCCCTGCCGCCATGAGCTGAATGACGTTCGTGTTGATCCGGTTCTGGATCGACATGACGTCCTCGTGTTCGCCGTAGCCGTCAGGACGACGGTTCCGGCGGTTCACGAAAGGCACTAGCGGGACCTGACCGTACGGGTTCGCGGAGCTGGTTTCCTTGCCACTTGGCAGCGTCCAGAAGTCCCACGAATCGAGGCGTGCAGCCCGGAGCGGGAAGGCGAGTTCAGCAAGTTCTGAAACGAACTCATGGGTTTCGGTCGGCGTCCACAGGGTTGCCCGTGACTGGCCGGTCCAGTCATCGAAGTACATGTAGAGGCCGGCTGCGATCCGCCGTGGGTTGTGCGGGTCGCGCGCGACGGCTACTTGTCGGGCCGTCTTGTGGAGGATCCGGGGGTTACCCTTCTCGTCCTCCTCGACGAGCACGAAAGACCTGCGTTGCGACAGAGCGCCGTAGTGAACGAGTTCGCTCTCCGCGTCCATGCCGTTCTGCTGCCAGATCCGGTTAGCGTCGTCGTCAGCCTCGCTCTTGTCGCCGAAGCGGAAACCCTCGACGCCCAGACGTTCCGCCGGCGAGTCGATGACGAGGCTCGACCAGTTGGTACGGGCGTCCCGCATCCACTCGTGGGCCTCCCTCGGGTCCACGCCGGGAACGTGTGGGAGAGGTGGTCGGCCTTCGGCGTACGCCTGGAGCCGGTTCAACCCCGGGACAAGCTCCGGGTGTCCGCGGTAGTCGGTCTGTATGTGGTCATCGCGCTCGTAGAGCAGCGCGTAGCCCAGCCTCGTCAGCCACCATCCTGGGGACTGCGGCTTACTGGCGTCGACAGCCATCCTGCCCCTTTCAGAAGGCGACGAGTTTTCCGGAGCGCTTTTTGCGCTTCGTGATTCCAGCGGCGACGGCGTCCGCGCGGCATTCGTAGGCGAGTACCGAGGACATTGCGGCGTCGATTTTCTTGGGCGACTTCGGATGCTCTTTCCCGATGCCCATGTGGTTGCGGCCCATCGGCCGGCGCTTGGCGTTGAGCACGTGGCGAGTCAGCGTTGCCCCAAGTTTCGAGAACGTTGCTTCGTCGTTGGCGCGTTGCGTCCCGGCAAACGACAAAGCCTTGTCGTCAACGGCCTCGATGAACCGGTCCAACGCGTGTTCCATAGCCGTTGGGCGGTTGGTCCACCACTCCAACGGGCGTGATTGCACGGCGCTCACCTGGAGTCCGTCGGCGTATTCCGACGTCCACTTGTCTACGTAGTCCTGCCAGTGCGGGGGGTCGCAGTAGAATCCGCAGACCTCGTATTTCTCGAATGCGCGGGCGACGCAGCTGTCTACCGCTTCACGGTCGACCTGCCAGCCTTCGCCTTCGTGCCCTTCCGGCTTCTCCCAGACCCCAAGAAGTTGGAGGTGACCGTCGCTGACGCGGCAGGCTGTGAGCGCCGTAGCGTCGTCGCGGATGG